ATGATTTCTACAATCTTAGCTTGTTGTGTTTTAGGAAAACTATTTACGTCTGATCCTAAAGACGTTTTTACTGGATATTGAATTGAACTCATTATTCTTTTGTATTATCTATTAGTGTTTTGTTATAAGTTATTATATAACCTTTTAATTTAGATTTATTACTTGTTATTAATTTACTTAATCTAGCTAATTTACTAAATGTTAATCTATTTAAACCAAATTCTCTAGAAGCATCTCCACAAGAATTCCATGAATTTATTAATCTATTATTAGAATCTAATAAATATACTTTTTTTGAATTATTATATTTACCATTCCAAGAATCTTTTAGTTTTTTAATAGTTTCAGCACTTCTAATTTTACCTGTATTTGCTTTGGATATTTTTAATTTTGTTTCTTCTTTACAAATAATACCTGTTGTTCTTCCTGCTATTTTAGAAATATTATATTTAGGTTTTAAATAATCTATATAATACTGCTCTTTTTTTAATAAAATATCTGTTAGACATTTTTCAACAATTTCAATTTTAAAGTTTCCATTATGTTTATTCCAAGAATTTTGTAAAAAAATATTTGGATGTTTATTAGTTTTTAGTAAATATAAATGGTTAACTTTTCTTTTATTAAAATTATTCGTAGAACCTATATAAAAATTATTATTATCTAAATTAGTTATTTTATAAATACAACTATTCATTAGTATTGTTTACATTATTAAACGTAGGTGTTCTTTTTGATTCTATGTCTTCTAAAGCAAGTTGTATCGCCATATCAACTATTTCTTGATGAGTATGTTCACTAGTTTCAAAAGTAACTCCTGTTGTTAAACTAACTGTTACAGGTTGTTTTATATATCTAAGTCTGTATTCAACTATTGATGTACCACTTGCATATATGATTTCAACCTTACCATTATCCATTAATCTAAGAACTTTAGTATTATCAGGTTTTTTAAATTCATCACTAATAACTTTATCAAATTCCACATGTTGTATTGGTCTTACTTGAACGTATTCTTGAGTTGAACTACCACCACAGGTATAACTTAACTTTACTCTTTCTTGAACATTGAACCAATGGTCGGTTGGTAAAACTACAAACCTTGAGTTAGTATCTATGTTGTCTACAGAATATGCTTGTGGAGTTAATACAGCCGTTTTAACGATGTTTTTTAAATCCTCAGTCCTTTTCTGTGTTTCCTCAAAAGATTCTCTCTTAATGTTTGTATTACCGTATCTTTGCTTAACCCATCTTTTATAAGCTTGATTCAAAAGTAAATCTATCTCTTCAGATAAAAAATTAGGATAATTCAGAGAGTCTACTTTATCTAAACCAAATTTAAATGCTAGATGAGCTTCTGAAATTGTCATTATTATTTATCCTTTTTAAGTTTCTTTAATTTTGTACTCAATGCTATTACAATAGATTGGTTTTTTAAGTCTTCAAAGTATGATACACACTCATCAGTACTATTTGCAATTGTGTCGTCACCATTCATATAATAATTACCTTTTCTATTAAGGACTCTATAATCAAGCATTTCACTAATTAACATCTTAGTTTTTAACCTTTTATCATTTAAGGTATCAATAAACAGTTTTGGATCTTTCTTAGATTCTTTATGTAATTCTGATTTTACTACAGATTCACTTAAATTATCAACTCCTGTTTTACCAAATAATCTTAAAGCACTACGTTTTTCTTCAGGACTTAATTTAATGATGAGTTCCATACACTCCATTTCATAATCAAATATCTCTGATTCTTTACGTGCTTTAGCTTCTTCATCTACAATGTAGAACTCATATTTAGGATTAGATTTCTCTAATTCTGAATTAGCTACTTTAGATGATGCTAACATCACTTTATATTTTAATTGGTCAAGAGGTCCATTCAATACAACTGTTGTTGTTTTGGTATTAAAAGCTTTAATGCAATAATCAACATTAAATACTTCTGTCCACCAAGAACTATGTCTTGCTAATTCTCCAGGTTTAAGATTCAATTTACCTTCATAATATTTCTCCTCATCAGGAGTTAATCCAGTATTATATCCATCTTTACTAATTTCAGCTCCAAAACCTGTTGTAGATTTTGAATAACTAGTGATACCAAAATATCCTGGTCTTGGTATTCTTTTTAACATTACTTCCTTTGGTCCTTCAAACATTTCTTTCCTTACTTTAAATTTTTTACTTACCTTTTGTTTAATATAAGGGGGCTTTTTACACCCCCTATATTTTAATATTTATTAAGCAATACTTGCTACATCTAAAATTAATTGTCCTGCATCAGTTGGATCTTTTAACATGATACCACATTCTGATAAACAGTGGAATTCATATCCATCAACTGCTGAACTAGATGTACCATTTTTCTTCATTCCATATGGAGAAGCTAATCCTTCAATATAAGTTGAAGCCATTTCACGTCCCTTATGGTAAACTTTCTGTACATTAGACTCACCATTAGAATTCATCTTGAAGTTTAAGAAAGTAGCTTTATAAGATTCTACTGGCTTATTAGTCCAAGGGTGTAATTGACGGTTACGTACTGTTGAGTTATATAATGGACACTCTTTTAAAGTAATTCTATCTCCATTTAAACCTACATAAGTAATGAACTGTCCACCTAATGATAATTCTTGTCCTGAACCTGTAATGAATTTACTATCAACTAACGTGAAGTTAGATGCAGATTTTTTCATTGCTTCGTCAAATAGATTCATGAATTGACGACCACAAAGTGCTACGTATTCACGAGGTCCATCTTCAGTACCGTTATATGATAAATCATCCATGAAATCACGAATAACTTGCTCAGTTAAAGTAGTGTAGTAACGTTTGTTAGCTGGTGCAATTTGCTCTTCTAATCCTGCTCCAGAGTATACTGCATTACCAGATGCTCCTTTCATGTTAGTTGTACCGTTAGGTCTAACATTGGATTTACCATAGATTAAAGCTCTTTCAATTTCATCCATCCATTGAGCCCAGAATTCCCATTCTGCATATTTTACCCAAGTATTAGATACTTTTTTAGAAGCTGGATCCATTAATGAAATAATCATTACTTTCTCCTGAGCAGCTCCAGATACAGCATACATCTTACGGAATGTGCTCATGTAGTTTTCCATCATGAACGGTATTGCGTAGTGAGTTTCACCAGATGTTCTAGAATGATCATGTTCTACAATGTTGTAGTCTTTTGATAATTCCTTACCTGCATCTAATAAAGAAGGTGGTACATATAATGAAGGGTCTGTTGTAACTAATTGTAATTCATAGATATAATCTGCACCTGATTGATAAGGCTCAGACATTACACGGAATTGATATTTAGTATCATCTGGTACTAATACATCACCAATAGTAAACCATTTTTCAGGACATCCTACACGGAAAGTTGTAAAGTTAATACCAGGAGTTGAACCACCATCTCCAAATGTTGATTGTGCTACAGAAATAGGAACTGCTTTTTCAGAGTCACCCATTAAAGGCCAACGATAGATAATATCGTTTAATTCTTTTGTACGACCTGTACCTGTTGTTAAGAAGCTTAAAGCATTCTTATACCCATTCATTTTGTTATACACACGAGTAACTACCTCAGAAGCTAGTTCTGGTTTAGTTAAAAAGAATGTATGTAAATGACTAGCTTGTGTTAAGCCGTTGTGCCAGTTACCTGTTGTTATTTGTAAATCACTTAATTGCATGTTTTTATGTTATAATTTTTAAGTTAATGTCTTATGAACGGATAGAACCAAATAATGCAAATGGATCTTCTCCATCTTTATCTACATGTGTTCTACCACTTGAAATCTTTTCTTTGCTAGATTGTTGATAGTTTTTAATTAATCCACTTACCTTACTTACAACTTTAGTTTCAACTTGTTTTTCTAATTTAGAAATATCAAATTTATTCATTGATTGTAATGCAAATAATAATTGTGCATCTCTATCATTCTCAATAGCTAATTGATAACCTGTTTTACCAGTTGCTTTATCAATCATAGTCATATGTTTCCATAGACTTTCTCTTACTTTAGGAGTTAATTTAAATCCTTTAATATCCTCTTTCTTATCAAGGTCTGATTTAAAATCATTCCAGTATTTTTGATTAGCAGCTTTTTCAGCAGCATCTCTTTCCTTTTGTGCCGCAACTAATTCAATTTTCTGTTTATCTTCAATTTTAACTAGTTTATCTTTAGCTATTTTAGATCTTTTTTCTAAGATACCAGAGTCTTCATAAGTTGTAATCATGTCCTCAATATCTTCTGGTGATTCACCAGCTAATCTCATTTGCTCTCTGATAACAGTTTTTTGAGCAGCTTCAGATTCTAAATCAAATTCAGACCAAGATTGATTACCATAGTAAGTAGTTATAAAATCTCTAGGGTTTCCACCATTCTCAATAAATGCTAGAAAATCTATAGCTTCTTCACCAAAACCAGCAATATGTTTTTTAATCTTATTACTTACTGTTTCATTAATGGCTTTCTCCAAACCTTCTTCTGAATCTTCAATTTCATCAGAATCAAATTCCAATATACCTTTTTGAGATAAATCTTTAATAGCATCTATATAACCGTTACTTTGATTTGTATTATCATCAGAATCATCTTCATCAGAATCTTCATCATCATTATCAGTTTTAGCTGTATTAGCTTTATCCTTAGCTTTAGCTTGTTGTTCTATAACTTTTTGTAAAGCATCTTCACTTTCCTGTGAAAACTCTGAACCTTTATCATCTTTTGAATCTAAAGTATCATCATCTTCAGGTAATTCATCTGAATCATCAGTAGGTGGTTGTACAAATTGTCCTTTCAATATATCAAATGTATTGAATGGGTTTTCAAGCTTTTCTTCCTTTTTACTCATTTTTCCCTTTTTAGTTCCTTTGTTATACTATTAATATAACAGGATTCGTTATATTTTCCAAATTTTTTGGAGGTTATTTATTTACTATATAAATACTAAATCTGAACTATGTATATAGCGCAATATTATTTTAGGTTCTTTAACTTATATAATGTTGAATAACATAATGCACTTATTTCATCAATCTGATTTTGAATCCATGTTTCTTTAAAAGAAGTATATACACTACCCCCATCTGTTAATGATACTAATGATTGTATAATACTTATAGCATCCCCTGCTTTAGCTTCAGGAACTGTTATATCTATAATACCATACTTACCTTGATATGATTCAATCAATGAATCTGTTAAGCCTAATACTCCATCATAAAACTCATTCAAAGCTTTATGAGAAGCGTATGAACCCACCCCAGTTACTTTGAGGTGAGTTAAATGTATTTGATTTCTTATTTGAAATAATTTACCAAAGAATTCATTTGGTGTTATACTTTCTTTTTTAGTTATAGGTAATTTCATTATTTAGATTTATTTGATTTAGCTCTTGCAGCACGAAGTTTCATCTTCTCTACTTCAAGTTTATTTTTCATTTCTTCTCGTTTTAATTTATTAGCATCGTTAGCTATTTTCTCTTGAGATTTATTTTGAGTTTGGATAGCTTTTATCTTTAAATCTTCAACTCTTCTCTTATTAGCTATTTCCTGCTCTTTTAACGATACTTCTTTATCAGCCTTATCTTTGTCTATCTTTAACCTTAAGTCTTCTCTAAAAGCATTTGAAGAGGCTTCTCGTTCAGCTAATGATTGAGCAGCTAATTCAATTGGATCTGGAATACCATCCCCATCTTGGTCTAAGTTCTCTTGTCTTGAATAAACATTAATCTCAGCTACTTGAAGTTTAGTTTGGCTATCCGTATCAATCTTATATTGTTCCATATCAAGTTTCTTCATCTCCATATCCATGGCTTCTTGATGTTGAGCTTGTTGAGCTTGTAACTGTTGTTGTTGAGCTTGTGCATCTCTTTGATACTTAGCTTCTTCAGAACGTTGTAAGATTCTTACAATATCTCTAGGAGAATCATTAATAATTGTATCAATAATTACAGATAAATCTGCTTTATCAGATTGAATAGCTAATCTAGCTAATTCTTTTAATTCAGCTTTAATTGCATTATCTGCAGAACTGTTAGATACAAATACATTAAATTCACTATTCTCTAATGCAAATTCTTCTAATTGTAACATCTCGATACTCATATCATCCATTACGTATTGAGTAACTAAACCATCTCTATAAGCTACTTTACCAGCTTCAATTAATGATGTATAGAATCTACGTTTAACTTCATTATGAGAATCATATAAGTATTCAGTAATCAATGCAGATTGTTCTACAGAACGTTGTACATTACCTACTAATTCATTAGAACTAATAGCACCTAATCTTTGTGGTGATACACCACTGATAAAAGCTATTTGTCCTTTGATATAATCTAATGTTTGAATATACTGTTGTATAACATTAGCTAAACTCATATCAATTGATTGGAATTGATTAAAGTTTGAAATCTTACCAGTTTGAGTACCTTTAGTAGCTTCTTCATGACTATTAATAAAAGCAATTTTCATAGCTCTCATATAATACATCCAACGCTCTAAATCCATACCTTCACTACGTGGTACTTGTGCTAAGTCCATTAACATAACCTTACCCATATCACTAGCAAATGCTAATTCTAATCTATAAGATATAATGTTATATAAGTATTGATAAGGTTTTAATCTATCTATAAGTGATACACTAATACTATTAGTTGCATTGTATATTAAACCTGTATAACCTAATTTACATGGATATGGATTATCCATTCTACGTCTTTGATTAGCTTTAGGTTTAACATCAATATACATGTCTTTAGCAATCTTAATACCTTCCCATGCTTCACTGATCCATAATTCTTCAGTCTTAGCATCAGGATATTGCATCTTGAATACTGATAATTTAAATGTTTCATCTACTAGTGTTTGAACAAGTTCCCCTGTTTCAACATCAGTATATGATAAGTTATACATCTTCTTCAATGATTTCCATTCAATTCTAACTACACGTATTAAGTGTTGATTAAAACCTCCTGATGTAGAACCAAATCCTGTATTAATTGAACTAGCACCTGAATCAACTGTATTACCATGTTCTGATAATCTAAATACAGGGTTATTGTAACCTGCTTGATTATAAGCTGTTGTAGTACTTCTAACTAAAGTTTCTAATTCTGCTACTTGTTTATTTGTTAACTTATCACCAAATTCATCAATAATTGTATTAGGAGCTAACATTCTAACTTCTATTACAGCTAATGCATCATCTATAAAATCACTATCTCCATCTAATACAACTGTAGTATTTACAGGATTACAACGTCTAGCAATTGGTTCTTTATTACTAACTCCTGTCCAGTATATCTCTTCACCAGCAATTAATACATCTTTAAATCCTTTCTTAAATAACTCTTTAGTATTTAATTTTTTCTTTAAAGATTTAAGTATTTTATTAGCTTGTGATTCAATTATATCTGAAGGATTATGCTTTTCATATTTTAATAATTGTTCAGGTGTTTGAGGAGGATTATTAGGGTCTATAGTACTAGGATCAATTGCACCCATTAACTCTTGTTCTAATAAAGCATTTATCTTCTCTTTTAAACCTTGGTTCTTACGATTAATATCATTAGGTGATTCTGAAATAACTAAGCAATTATCAGGTCTTTTAGTTTCTTCACCAATTAATAGATTTAATGCTGGACTAATAACATCATAATGTTGTAATGATGCAGGGAATTCATTCTCAGCTAATCCTAATGGATTACAAACATATTCTAAATCAGCTTTATTAAATCTTCCATTGTAAAGGTCGTAGTTAACTAATTTAGTGAAATTAGAAGTTCTATTACCTGTAGCAGAAGTATATGATAATCTCTCATAATAATCTATTGTTTGTTGTTTCCATGTTTCATCCTTTTGGAGTATGGATAATTTTTGTTTTGGTAAACCCATTTTTAATATTTAATTTTATTATGAATGTTCTTTTGAAAATATTTCTTAGAGAAGAATGGATCCATCTCTAATAGTGTTTGAGGTGTTGTAGATTGTATATGAATCTTATGCATCTCTTGTTTTTGTAATATACATAGCATTAATGCAATTACCCTATCTGTATTCGTATCTCTATCATATGCTATAAGTTCTTTTAATAATGCTATAGATCTTATAGTATGTAAATTCATTATTGGTTCCCCATTAACATCAGTACGTTCTTCATATAACCATTGTCTTAAGTATATCTCACATTGGTCTTTAATACCTGTAGCACCACCAGAACCTCTGTTCATATGTATACCATAACCACGATTAACCTTTGAGTCTTTAACAATGTCCTTTATGATTTGAGGTTGCTCACATAAATAGTGTAAACTATTCTTTTGTTCAAAGTAACCTTTTAATCCTTTTAATTGATTTTCATAAAGACATTTAGCATTATAAAATATACATAACTTTCTACAGTTCTCATAAAAATCATCAGCTCTGTTTGGTCTACCTGTATACTCTGCTACAATCTTATCATAAGATGTACCATTGTGATAGAACCTTTTATATACCATGAATGAACCTAATGATTCACTTGTATTAGCTTTATCTTGATCATAAGGGTCACAACCTGCTATATATAAACCAAAAGGTGGGTTATCTATAGGGTCTTCATATAACACTACACATCCTTCTTTAGAATCTTCAGGCTTCAATGGGAAGTCTACAATATCAATTAAATCAGGATTAAGTTTAGACTTAAGTGTACCATTAACATCAAAATATAATTCTACTTTCTTCTTATCATCTCTTAATGAGGGAATAGTTTCTAATTTAGATAACCATTCATGCATCTCTATAGATGAGAATATAGCACCAGAACTTCTTAAGAATGATTCACTAGGAGTAATAGGGTATTGTGTGATAGCATCTTGTATATTCTTAGGATCACCACCTCTACGTTTAATTTCCCTATAATCCATAATTGATGCAAATGCAATCTCTTCTAATGAGTTACCATCTTCATCTACCATGGCTTTATCCTTCCATTGAGGATTCTTACCTAGTTCATCTTTGTATATACCTAAACGTCCTCTAGTTGCTGGTATAAACCAACCACATATTGCACCTTCTTTACCTGGTTCCCATACATTATCAAACTCTAAAAGATTATATTGTCTAGGATTACTAAACATATAAGCAAAGTCTGCAGTACCACCTTCCATATCTCCACCAGTACCAAATATAATTGGAAGACCAATCATATTATCACCGTCTTTCCAACATGGTTCAGTTATACCATAAGCATTCTTTAAGTTATTTAATGTACCTGCTTCTTCAAATATAAATATATTAGTTGTTAAACCTACTGCAGCAAATGGATTATCCTTAAATGTTAATTTCTTAACTTCAGACATATATCCCGCCCACACCTTAACACCATCTACTGATTTTTCAAATCTTGATTTAACAAAATCTTTAGTATCAGGGTTACGTTGTTTACGCCATTCAGTATTAGAGTTTAAGAAGTTCATATTATCTAATACCATATTCATAGTAGTAGTACTTAACTTCTCTAAGAATGCTCCTATCACACATACTGAATCTCTATAGAAATTATATTCATGTGTACATAATGCAGCATCCTTATAACTAAAACCTGTACGTCGAGGTTTAGTAAATATCAAACCTTTGTGATTTCTCCTAGCAGCTTCTACTAAATGGAAATAATCATAATCTATATCTAAGAATCTAGGAAAGTTAAATTTCTTTCTACCAGTTATAATGTCCTCAGACTTAATCCTAACATAGTTTAAATAAAAGTAATGTACACCTGTAATTGTAATACCAACACTGTTGGTCATACCAATCATACATTTCCTATTCTCTTCTTTCCAAAAAGCAGTATACTCTTCAGTACCTTTTTCCAATAGGGTATATCTACCCCATGTATCAAAATGGATAGCTGATTCTCTAAACTCATTAGTATTAGTGAACCATTCTACTTCAGGTACGTGTTTACATTTACTAGCCATTATTCTTCAAATAAACTTGTTTCACTTCCACCACGTCTAGTTGTAGATTCACGTTCTTCACGTTTTACTTTATCTTCTAACTTATCTAATGATTCTATATTCTTACCTATCTTTTCACCAGATTCTAATATAGCTTTAGATACTTTAATTTGTGTTTCAATATCTAAATCAACCATATTCTTAGCTGCTGATTCAAAGAAGTTTGTAACACTGTACAATGATTTTCTATAACTTTCTAACAAAGCCATAGACACTGTAGTATTAACTTCTGATCTTTTAACTGTTCCTTTACTAGCCATTACTTTAATAATTCAATTTTAGGTTTATCCATTTGTACTACATTCTTAGCATTCTGTTCAAACCAAGCATTGATAAATTCTAATGCATTGTGTTGCTGATATGTAATTTCATACAACTGTTTAATCTTATTATC